GATTGAATAATTCTCGTGATTGAGCTCATAGTGTTTATCAAATTCATCTTTATTAATTTTTAGTCCGTTCTTTTCAATTCCAAAAAACGCCAATACTACCTTATTGTTGTAAAAATCAAACCAAGCAGGTAGTTGTGGAGGTAAAACACTACGAACGTGGTCATAAATATGTTGGCACCTTTGGTAGTGTTTGGCTACCGGAATTAGTTTATTGATTTTTTCGTAAGTTGGATATTTGGAGTAAAAGTGGTTAAATACTTTTGGGGCTTCTTGTATATACGGAGGAGTGAGTTGGGACAGGTCATGCAAGCATTTTATTGGAAAATAATACAATGCTTGTTTTTTATCTCGTACCCACACACGCTCAATATTTTGTAGTATACCGTCTATAACCGTTTTATTAAGCGAGAATGTCTCACTATGGTCAACGCATAACATATAACCTTTAGTGTCATTAAACGGTCTAATATACACTAGAGACAACCCATTAATAGCAGGGTGAATATTGTCGTGATACGGAATTATTTCAACAAAGGCCTCTTGTATAACCTTTGCTTGTAAATATTCTAAATCTTTTTCCGTCTCAATTAGCCAAAACATAACCTTGATTTGCCCCGTAAATATAAAAACTAAAGATTATGGCTCCAAGCTTAATAACCTCCTCCTCCACCACCACCACTAAAACCTCCACCTCCACTAAAACCTCCACCTGTGGATATTGGTGGAGAAGGAGGGGTATAACTACTTGTAGTTTGAGTTTTCATTGAGGATGTTTGTTGGCTCATTGCTTTGGAGACAATAGTTTCATTTATTGGAAATAAAAGTCCATGAGGTTCTTTAGTATGAGTGGCACCAACCATGGGGCCTGTTTTATCGTGAATATGATAAAATCCTATGTAATTTTGGCCATCGGCGGTTTTAAATTCACCACCGGCGGTATATAGATTAGAGATATTGGGAAATTGATAATACTTTGTATAATCTTCTTTTAGATATTGGTCAAATTTAGGTAAATTATTTTTTCGTACAGCTAATAAAGTAATATTTCTATTTATATCATAAACTTTTTGTTTATCTCCAGTTAATTGCCAAGGTATATTAAAAGGAATATATAAAGCCCAATCAATTTCAGAAGCTTTATTTTTTAAAAGACCAAAAGTTTCAAAATCTATTTCAATATAAATTAGTTCATTTGCTTTTTTACAAAAATATCTTCTAAATTCACCAACCTGATAATCTTGTTGGGTTGGGAGTGTAGGATTATAAAAGGGAATAAAGGTAACTTGTTGTTTTGGTTTTAGGGTTGAATAAGTATAATTTAATTGGGGGTTTTGGAATTGATGTTCAAAAGTAAATCCATCAAAGTTATCTGCTACTTTAGAAAATACTTTTCCAAAAGGTTCTGTTTCAGCTGTGGCTTCCCAAAAGTTTTGAGTATTTTGAAACAATTGAACCACAAAAGAATCGTTAGGGGTTTTACCACTATAAAATTTATTATCACTAGTTTTAAAATAATATCCAGTATAACTTTCCCCATCAAGAAAAAGTTCATTACCTATAGTATATAAATTAGGGGTAATTTGGGACTTTGGATAATACATTTTCTATTTTAAAAGTTAAAACCAACAAATAAATCTTTAAATCTAGCACCTGCCCATTTTTTAATTTTAGGATCAGTAATCTTTTTAGGTAAAGCAGTTGAAGCTACATTATCTATATTTACTATATCCATTTTAAATCCTCCTTCATTATAAAAAGTACTAACTAATTTATTTAATGCTCGTTTTGATTCTGCTTTACTTGGGTTTAAATATAACGTGCCTGTTCCATTAGGATTTCCCCCTTTCCCAACAACGTTTTTAGCATTAAAATTTAAACCAGGGCCTATACATCCTTCTAACCATCCTGGGGCCCTTGGTGCCGTATGAATTAATATCCAGTCTCTATCTGTAGGATTTGAACCTGGAATTCTTTGGTAGTTTCCTGCTTTGCTACCTATTAACCAAAAATGTTTACCATAATGAGAATGGGCTCTGCTTACACTTAAATAATTACCTGTTGGTATAGCACTTTTTCCGTTAGCATTATTTCTCCAAGGTAATTCTACTGTAACTAATCTATATAGAATACTTTTTTCATCAGTATCAAATATTTCCATAACACCTAATGTTTGAGTTCCATCATCTAAGAAACGAGTTAATTTAACTCTTTGTTTTGCTTTATCAGAAGATAAAGATGATTGGAAATATTGAATTGGAGTATTACGATTTTTACTTTTTCCTGATGCGGTTGGTTTTGGGGTTGTTGATGTTGTGGGTACAGGATTAGAAGTAGGTATAGGAAGAGCACTCCCTTCTGTTGTACCTTTTGGTATGGAGAGACTTTCAATACTTGTTACCCATCCTTTATCATCTACTTTATGAGATATCCCTTTAATTAAAAATTCAATAGATGTAGGGTAATTGTAAGGTAAAAATGTTTGAGTTATTGAAAACTTTTGATATATTTTCATTCCTGAGAGTCCTAATATGTCTAGACCCATGTTTATAGGAATAAAACCTACTGTTGGGGATGCTTTTTTTTCCTCTAGACTTTTTTTAACTTGAATTATTTCAAGCATATTAGCTAATATATCTTTAAAATATTCTACATTATCATCAAAATCCTGTTCTTCTAAACTTTGTAAAAAATTTTCATATTCTTCGGAAACACCTTCAAAATCATCATCTTCATTAGTTTCGGCATCACCATTGTTAGTATTATTGTTACTAGGTTCACTTTTTTTATCAGGCATTATTCTATCTACTAATCCTTCATTCCATTTGGAAAAAGCAGTAGCATCAATATTGGATGCAGAACCATTGGCTTGAGCACCTATTGTTATCATAGTTGCTAAATCATTAGTAATTTCTGATTGGATTGATAAATTTTGGACAAATGAAGCATTATTTTGTTTGTAACCATAAATTTCAAAAGTAGCTAATTCAGTAGATGCTCCTTTCAATAATTTTGCAATAATAGTATCTTTATTAGGTAATGGTACTTCATCTAAAAAATAAATTCTATTATTATCTTCTTCATCTATAACTACAGATAATTTATTTACGTTACCTAGAGATTCATTAATCGTTTCACATATATTATTTAATAAGTCATAAAGTGAAACACTACCATTTTCATCTCTAAGTTGGTCTATAACTTCAATTAAATTTTTAACATTTAAATAAATATTCATTAATTTTCCAACTAATGCTCCTCCTACTTCTTCTTGAAAATTATAGGGTAATTCACTAAATATTTTATAGGTATCTGTTTCTCCTTGAAAGAATCGATCAAACCACCCAATATTTTTAACGGTAATATTAGTTTTAAAAATACATTTATAAGGATTAGAAGTAGCTACATAAGGAGTAGTAAATATTAAATTTGTGTTCTGGTCATTATCTAATTGGACAAGAGCTTGTGTACCACTATATATAAGAGATTTTGTTTTTAAATATTCTAAAAATCCCCCCAATCTAACATAATATAAAATATCATTGGAACCATTGTCAGCTTCTTCTAAACTTATAAAGTCACCAGCAAATTGAAAACCCAATTTTTTTGCTTCTTCATCACTTGGTAAACCAGTACAAGATGCTGGCACGAAGCCATCTAATAATTCTAGGATAACTGTTCCTTGAAAAGAAGTACCATTATTTTCTAATGCCTTCATAGAATCAAAAAATAATCGAGTTATAGCATCTTTATTTTTATATGCTTCAATTATTTCTTTTTCAGTTTCTGCTTCTTCAATATTTTCTTGTTCTTCTTTTTTAGCTTCTTGGGTTTTTGGTCCCTTAGCTAATCTGTTAACTTTTAAAGATTCAATAATATCTCCTAAACTTAAAATCTTTAAAGTAATAGTGTATGAACCGTCTGTTTCAAAATTCCAACTAAAATTAGATATTTTACCATATATGGCATCATAATTGCCTTGAAGTTTTATTTTATTGGCAGTAATATCTTGAAATAGTTTTTTATGATTGCCATTATAAGTACCTTTTAAAAAAGCACTTGTTAAAGTATTACCTTCATTTATTTCTTGTACTACTAAATTGTTATCTACATAAATGGTGTGACCCCATTCTAATAAAACAGTATAACCTAATCTTAAATAAAGTAAATCAATTATATTAAACTGTTCTGTATCATATGCTTTTATATTAACCGTAGTTTCTCTAATTGAACCTCTGTTTCTGTTTTTAGATTCTATAGAAGTAATACCAGCCATTGGTCTATAACCTTGAGAAAAATCACCTGTTTTATATGCTTCTTCTAACCCTCCTCTAAGTTTTTTTCCAGAGTTTGTTGCTGTACCTCCAAATAGTACATAACTTTGGGCTAATAAATCTTTAGCACCACTATATCCAGGAATTTTATCACTTATATTACTGACATCTACTGATGAACTTAGTTTTATCCAAGTTCCTCGTCCATTTAAATAACGCAACTGATTATTGGACCTATTAGCAGCACCAAATACTTTTTGTCTTGCTTTTATTTGTTCTACAATTTCAGATTTAAAACCTTCTCCTATTATATTTCCCATAATTAAGAATTTATTTGATTAAAAACATTATAAACTTCTAAAGGATTATTAGGAATACGAATTTGAACACCTTCTGGAATTATTAATGAATTTTGAGGTAAAACAGGTAATGTTCCTGCACCTGCATTTCCAGTATTTGCTATAGAAATAACCCACCATAATGAACTATCACCATAATATTGTTGTGCTAAAACATCAAATCTATCTCCTTGAGTTGAAATAACATATATGTCATTTTCAGATAAGGGAACCTCAGGATAACGGGATGTTCTATAAACCGTTTTTCCATCTATTTTTTCTTTAGGTATATTTTGATATCTATTAATCATTATAAAGGTGTTCCATTTGGTGCTACTATACTTATAAATCTTGCTCCTACTTCTGGTAGGTAATTTGGAATTGGGGTAAAATTAAATCCACTAACTTTAATAACATGGGTCAATTGGGAAATAGTATTATCTTTTTCCAATTGACCCATGTTATTAACATTAGGTTTCATTGCTATTTCCCAAGTTGAATCTTCTGCCATTTCTAAAGAAAAACCTTCTATATATCCTGGGAGGTTATAAATGTATCCTCCTACAGTTAAATTAACTAATGGACCTTGCATAAATCCATCTACATATTTAGGGGCTGTCATACCTGCTAAATAGCTTAGTCTTTTATACATTGGAAGTAATTCTTCTCTTGATAAAGCAGCAACAGTCCAAGATAATGAAATTTTTCTAGTTTGACCAGAATAAGTATAAAAATTTTCTCCTCTACCAACATATTGTTGAGTATTTAAGGTTGCAGAATAATTATCTGATATTCCTCCTAAAAATGCTCTAAAAACTAATGTACTACCTCCAAATAAACTTTGAATTCTAAATTGAACTAAATCATCATTAGATAAATCTTCTCCTACGGCTTCAGCATTGATTAAATCTAAAGCTTTATAAGTAGTTCCATCTTTATTTCTAATTCCTTTACTAAAATCAGAATAATCTTTATTTTGTCTATTTTGACCAGGATTACCTAGTAAATTTTTAACTCCTATATTATTACCACTATAATCAATATAATCTAGTGGAACAATATTTCCTGTTTGTTCATATCCTTGAGCAACATTTTCATTTGCTATTTTTCTACGTAATATTTTTCTAAAATCTTCTTTTATTGAAGGTGAATATCTTGAAGGATTTGAAACAATTAAATCTTCTTGATTATATGTTATAGCACCATTAGCATAAATAGAAGAAGCACCTTGATTTGAGGGTGTATTAGGTCCTGGAGGTTCTTCAAAAGGGGTTAAATATTCTGGTCCTTCAGGAGTAATATTAGTATTATAAACACTATTAGATTTTAATTTTTGACCTGTTATTTCATTAAAATAATCTGATGGAAATAATTTTATGTTAGCACGAATACTATATATATTACTAATATTTTTTCCAGAAATAGGATTATATTTTTCAGTATCTGCTTTGGGAGTCCATGTATTAGGTCCAACAGCTTCAGTGTTAATTTCTAAAGAACCTGATTTGTAAACATTATTATACCATAATGGGTTACCATCAAAACCACGTTTTTGTTGTTCAATTGTAAAGACACCAAATGTTAAATCATAAATACTATTTACTTCGGAAATTCCATTTAATAATGGGTTATATCTACTAAATTGTCCATTAGCTGTTACACTAGCTGAAATATTTTGTTTGGGTGTCCATGTTAAAGAACCATAAGGAATGTTAGATAAACTTGATGATTGAGGAGAATTTACATTAAAACTAGGTAATTCATCATTATAAAAATTCCCACCAGCATCAAAAAAAATACCTCCTTTAATCCAAGGTTTAGTTCCATCTCCAGCTTCTACTTGTAAACCACCTACTTGTTTATTATCAATATTTACTGATTTGTAATTAATCCCATTAGTTCCATAGAAAAAAGAACCAGAATTTACTGATTGGGGATTATTTTTTCCTGTTCTAAAAGATGAATAGGCAATATTTGTTTTTCCAACACCTAATGCTGAACCTGGACCTCCAATATAATTTAATAGTACAGGTGATGCTTTTCCACTAGCTAATCCATTAGGATTAATAGTAGTTCCTTTAGTAAAACCAAAATTACTTACTGTTTCATTTTTATTAATACTATTATATATAGTTACTAATCTATTTAGATCTGTGGGTTGTGAAGATTTTACTTTTACGCTGTATAAATTATTATTATTAGAATAAGCTCCTGTTTCAGCAAAAGGATTTAAACCTTGTTTATTTAAATGTCCTCCAATATTAACAACCCCTGCTTGAGCTAATGTAGATAATGGAGTATAAACTCCTTCATTTAATATTCCACTAGTTTGAGTACGAACAGCGGTACGAGATAATAAATTTTGTTTAGCAAAAAAAATTAATCCATTTGGAGATTTAGTATCAATAAACATTTTAGTTAAACGTTTAATATCTGTTACTGTATCTCCTATAGCATTAACACCTCCTCGTAAAATAAAATCTTCTCTAGGACCTAGAGTATTAAAACTATCAGGAATAGGAGTTTGAATATAGGGTTGACCACTATACCCTCCTCCGATAGTATCCTTCCCATACCTTAGGGACTTAAGATCAGTTTTTAGGTCAATTAAACCCATTATTTAGGAGGGTTATCTAAATATTTTTCTGGCGTTTTACCGTCTAAATCTAATTGTGATTTAGTTAAACTAGCGATTTGAACTGTTTGTTTATCATATTCTAAAGGTTTTTTACCGTCTAAATCTAATTGTGATTTAGTCAAACCAGCAATTTGAACAGTTTTCTTGTCGTACTCTAAGGGTTTTTTACCATCTAAAGTAGTTAATAGTGAACCTGCGGTTGTTAATTTATTTAATAAGTTTGACATAATATTTTTTATTATAAATATTGTGATTATTGAACTTTAGACGTACCCATAGCAAAACCTGTTCCTACTTTAGTTGAATCCATATAAATGTTAGTTTCTTTTGCTAAAATTTGTTGTAATAATGATTTTATTTCTGTTAATTCTGAGGATGATTTGTTTTCTTCACCTCCTCCAAACAGTGATTCAATAGCACCTCCAATAGCATTTCCTACTGCTGCTAAAGGACTTACTTCAGCAAATTCATTTAATGATTCTAATTTATCAGAGTCTATTTGATTTAAAGCTTCAGCTACACTAAACAATGCTGTAGCCATTTGGGTTAATGAATTGGCAACTGTTTGTAAAGGATTAGCCATACTAGCTAATGTTTCTAATTGACTTAAAACACCATCTCCCGCAAAGAAAGAAACAATACCTGCTGCCCCCATAGCTACAGCAAAAGTTCCGAACCCAGCAGCCAAAGCAATAAGAGCTCCAGCTATAGCATATGTAGAAAGTGCCATTTGTGGAGTTATAGCTTTTTGTAAAGAATCAAAAAAAGATGCAGCATCAACTCCTTGAACTAATTTTAAAGCCATAGCAAAAGGTATTAAAGAAGCTCCCAATACAGCAAAAGCTGCGGCTCCAGCTATAATAAAAGGAGCAATAAATCCTAAACCAGCAGCTGCTAATGATAATAAAGGTAAAGCTATAGAAAAAGCTATTATAGAATTAGTGTCTATTCCTTCTAATAATGAAAAAGCAAAAGCTGCGGGAATAAGGGATAAACCTAATATACCCATTGCTAAAGCACCTTGAATAACTTGGCCACCTATTTTACCTATAAGAGCCATAGTTAATCCTAACATACTTAATGATGCTGAAAAAGCTAACATTTGTATAGGGTCAACATCTTCAACCATTTTTAAAGCTAAAGCAAATGAACCACCTAACGCTAATCCAGCGATACCTATTGCTAGTGCACCTTTTACTACATCCCCAAACTGTTTACCGATTGATGCCAAACCATCACCTAAACCTTTTAAAAATTGTTTTATTCCTTTACCAGCATCTCCCTTAACTCCCTTTGTTTTATCGGCTGCCTTTCCTACTCCTTCACTTGCTTTTTCTGCTGCTTCTTTTGTTTTATCAGCACCACCAGCAAAAAAATCTTTTATTTTACCTCCAGCTTCTTGTAGGCCTCCTTTTTTAAATAAACCTAAAAATCCTTTAGCTAAATCTTTAGTAACCGAAAGACCTTCTTTAAGACCACCTACAAATCCCTTTGTTAAAGAAATTATTTTAGGAAGAGTAGCCATTGCTATAACACCAAATACTATACCTAAAGTTACAGTATTACTTAAAAGATAATTTAAGGGAGTTAAAAGCATTCCTAGCAATTGAGTAAGTTTTTCTACTGCTTTAGAAATTTGTTCTTGAGCACTTAACCTTTGAGCTTCAGCTAAACTAATATCAGCAGCTTTAGCAGCTTGTTCTGCTGAAAGACCATTTTGGATTTTTTGTTGATATATCATATTAGCCATTTCTTCTCTACTCATACCCATAGATTTAGCAATAGCTTCTTGTTGTATTCTATTACCTGAAGAAAATGAAGATAATACTTCTTGGTTTTTGCCTATTTCTTTACTTAATGTAGCAATATCATTATTTAAAGCTGCTTCTCTTGCTTTTTCTAAATTTAAATCTTTGCCCGTTAATAATTCAGCCTCTAATTCATTAGAAATAGATTCTTCAAAGTTAAGTAATGATTCTGCTATTTTATCTACTTGTTCTAATGATAATCCTAATTTTCTAGCTTCCATAGCTGCTTCAGCTATTCTTTCAGGATTACTTCCTAAACTTATAGTTAAAGCAGATGATGCATTTCCAACATCAGACATTACTTGTCCAAAATTTAATGCTGCTCCATTAGTTTTAACAAAACTTTGAAAACCATGTTCAATAGCATGAGCATTATCTACCAATTCAGTTCCTGTAACTTTAGATAACTTGGCTAAATTGGCTGCTTCTTTAACAGCCATACCCATATTATCTGTTAATTCAGCTACTTCAACAATTGTTTCAGGAGTAAAAACTACTGAGGCATTTACACCTAATTCTTTACTTAATTCAGAAGCTGCTTTAATATATTCAGCAGAGGTTGTGATTTTACCATTTAAGGTATCAAATACATCAACATTTTGTCCTGTTAATTTTCTAAATTCACGTTGTGATTTTTCTAATTCACCAAAACCTTCAACCATAGCTGCAATTACTACAGTTGGATCTGTTAAAGTTTGTTTTAAATTAGAAAAAGCAACTTTTACCCCCTCACCTAAAACCCTAAGTCTACTAACCTCTTTGCCTGAACGAACTGCTTCATCAGCAAATTCTTTCATATGTTCAGTAACTTTTTCTAGGTTAAAACCTTTAGCAAATTTTCCTAAAAATTCTTCAACTCCAATTAAAAAATTACCGGCAATACCTAGTTTTTGGTTTATTTGATCTTGAATATTTGCTTCTTTTTTTTTACCTTCTACATTTTTATCTTGTAATTCTTTTGTTTGTAAAGCTAAAGCTAATCGTTGTGTATCTAAATTAGTTGATTCAAGAAGTAAATCTAATTGTTGATCTTGAACTGATAATTCGTTATATAAATTAGCTAATTCTGCTTTACCTAAAGCTAATTGTGCTTCATCAGCGTCTACTAAAGCATTTGTAACTTCATCTATTTGTTCTAAAATAGATAATTGTTTATTTCTTGTTTCAAATATTTTATTAGCAGATTGTTGTTCTTTTTCACTTAGTGTTTTTCTGGCTGAAAGTAATTCTCTTTCTAAATCTAAAGAAAGTTTTTTATCTTTAACCATTTCTTTAGCTAAATCCCCTGATCTTCCTAATTCAACAACATTTTGTTTTGCTGATTGTTGGATTTTATCTGCTAGATTAACTGCTTCTTTATCATAGTCATTTAACTTAGTTTTTATCCCTAGAAGCTCTTTATATTCTTCTTTTAATGTTCTAGATTCTTGAGTCAATTTAGCTGCTAATTCAATAGCTACTTTACTAAATTGATCGTTTTGATTTGGTTCGGCCATTATAAACTTAGTTTATTATAAATATTAAAAAACTAAAAAAAGTGGGCATCATTTATATGATGCCCTTTTTCCTGTTGGAGCTACTGGTGGTTTAGGTATGCCTTTTTTATTAGTCCAAGATGCTTCGGCTTTTTTCTGTTCTTGGTTTTGATTTTCGTAAAATTCTTTAATTTTATTAAAAGTAAAGTTACGTAACCATATAGGCATGTTGTAAATAGTGTAATAATCATATCCACCTTGTCCATGAAACACCATTTCATGAATTTGAGTAAATAAAGTTAGTCTATATTCCGGCGTCAGGCCAAAAAAAGCTAAGATTAATAGGTACACTGACGCCCTCCTCGATGCCATTGGGACCATCATAATCAAAATTAATTTCTATTTCAGGGGTTACTGAACGAATATATTCTCTAAATGCTCTAGCGTCTCTAGCTAATAACATATTATCAACAAATTGTCTAACTGTTTTGTTTTCAGCATTTCCATCAACAGCTATAATAATATGCTTTAAACGAGTAGTTAATTCTGGGCTAGAGTCTTTATGTAATTTTTGTAAACCTTTAATTTCCTCAGAAATTTTCTTTTCATCACCATGGGTTAATAATTTAAAAGTTAAAGTATGGCCTGTTGTAGGTAAGGTGTATGAAAATTCATTTTTACCTTTTTTCCATAAAGATTCATCTACTTTATTAGGTTCTAATGTACTTAAATCAACAATACATTTTTCTCCTTTATACATAAATTCATAATCCTTACCATAACCTAAAACACGAGCCGCAATCATAATTGCATTTTTATCTACTAAAAATAAGTCATTATAATCAAATTTAGTTACAATTAAAGACTGTAATAATTTATCAATAACAACTCCTTTTTCAATATAAGCTCTGTTGGTTAAAATGTCTTCTTCCTTAGCAGTCATGTACTTCATTTCAATTTTTCCTGAAGCTAAGGGATGATTTTCGGGATAAAGTAAACCTTTTGAAGGTAACTCAACCATTTCTGTTGGAAACTTTAATTCGCTCATAAACTATTTTTGATTATAAATATACAAGAAAAAAAGAAGCTCGCAAAAAATGCGAGCTTTCTTTAATTTATTTTTATTTTTTATTAGAAATTCAATACACAGTAATCCATACCAATTGTTAACGATAAGTTAATAGCTGTGTCTGCTGTATCCCAGTTATATTCACCAAAGTTAGCACCTTTAATAAATGCACCTTTAATTATCCATTCGGAAACGATATCACCTACAGGACCTAATACGTCAATAGTTAAATCTTTTTTATAGAAATCCGAATAACCATCTCTACCAGTTACTGATTCATGGTGTAAACGTACCCATTCCATAGTAGCTTGAGCCCCTGATGGAGTAATAGGGTCAAATAAAGTCATAGTTAAATCACTCCATTTGGTTTTACCTTTTACTTTAGTATAAACGTTAATATGGTTAAGAACTACTTCACCTTGTTCAAGAGTTACAGCAGATATTGCTTTGATTGTATAAGATGGAATACCATCAACATACATAATGAATCGGTTCGCCTGTTTTGGTTCGAAGGCGGTAAAAAATATTTCGTTTGGATCTAAGATTGCCATGTTATTATTTTATTTTCGTTTTGTTATAAATATTCCGTTTTTAAAAAATTATGCAGGGAAAGTTGCTCCAGTTGGTAATATATTAAAGTTCAAGTAAATGAATTCGGCTGTCTTGGTTGGCTGTAAGAAAATTTGGCCTACTAACTGATTTCTATCGATTACATCAGGAGTGTTGTTACTATCATCCATAATTACTTTGAAAGCATATAAACCTTGACGTTGTTGAACTGATTCCATAAATGGATTAACTTGAGCCAAAAATTGATTTCTTGTAGCAATAGTGTTTTGTTCAAATACCAAGTTATTAGCAACTTGAGAAATATAAGATTTAAGAGAAATTAACAAGCGACGAACGTTTACACGATCAAGGGCAGAAGCTTTTGTTTGTAACGTTTTCTGACCATATACTACAACTCCAGTTCCAGGGAATGTAGCAATCGGGTTAACTTTATTAGTGTATAGAGTGTCGCGGTTAGCTTGAGATAATTTCTTTTCAGCTCTTACTACTGTACTTAAACCACCTCTATTAATACCAGCGGGTGCAAACCAAGGTTCAGCCACATTATCATTATAAGCATAAACACCTGCTATCATAGTGGAAGCAGGTACAAACACTAATTGTGCAGAACTAGGATCAATTGTTTGAACCCAGGGCCAATAAGAAGCAGCATATGAAGTATTTTTAGCATTGGCTTGAGCAACTGTTGCTGTAATACTTGAACCATAAGGTACTAAATCAGTTACATATATGTTGTCACCCCTATTCATTGTATTATTAATAATAGTATTTACTTGAGCAGAACCTAAAGGTGCTTCACTAGCAAACAAACCAGGAGTAATCAATACATTAAATCTGTAATCATCCTGGTTGGATAATAAATTAATCATAGTATCATAACTAGAACTATTAATACCCTGAATATTAGTTACACCTGATTGGATTAAATCATAATATTTATTATTACCTCCATAAAATAAATCACCTGTGGCTCCAGTAAATGAACCACTTGCATTTGTGGGAATAGAACCTGTAAATTGGGTTTTTGCAATTCCATTATTATTGAAATAGAAAGGTGTAGGTGTTGAAACTGAAGCTACATAAACATATCTTGAAGCATTAGGATAAGAACCACTTACTTCAACCTGATTGTCTGTAGCATTATAATTTTTAACTTGATCACCAATTACTCTAGCTACATAATTAGGAGCTGTTGGATCCATTGATAAGTTAGTCCAAGTTTCTAATACAATTTGATCGTTTGTTGTATCATCACCTTGTCTAATCAATAATGAGAAAGTTCCTGATGATGTATCACGGTTTGCGATTTGCCATCTAATATTATCTGCTGAACCTGAAGCTAATGAACCACTTGTATCTAATGAGCTTGAACTATTCATGATAGTTCCTTCAGAAATAGTTTTTAACTGTAAAGCTACAGATCCGCTTACGTTTAAAATAGCAGATCCATTACTTGTAGAACCAGAGGTAAAAGCAGATGTAAATGAACCACTTACTACTCTTGCTACTAATAAAGTTTCTCCACCATTTAAAAAATAATTATAGGCGGCAATAGAAGTAAAATAAGAGTAAACAGCACCTCCACTAACAAAAGTATTACCAAATTTATTTTGATAATCACTATAAGTAGTACAAATAGTAGGTTGGTTTACAGGTCCTTTAACAGTAGGACCAATAATGGCCGCCCCTACAGCTATAGGTTGTTGGGATACAAATGACTGGTCGTTTTCTCTTGATAGTACACCAGGGGATATTAAGGTTTCTGCCATGTTCTAAATTAATTTATTAGGTTTTATTCTATAATAAATATCACAAAGAAATTCAAAATTAATCTATAGCCGTAAAATCTCCACTATTTAGATCTACAGAACCTTTACCATACTTATTTGTAATTTCTTGACCAATTTGGAATTCTTCTTGTTTAAGTTGATTTAAAAGTTCAATTAACGATTTTTTTTGTAATTCTAATTCTTGAATTTGAAACTCTACATATCCAAAATCAATTGTTAGTTTGTCTCTTTTAGTTTGAAGATTTTTTAATGATTGTAACTCTTCGGGTGTAATTGTTTGTTTTTCCATATAATATTAACTTTGATTAACATTTATTAAATACCATCCTGTTGTAGGAAATACTGGGGGGAAGGCAGTACCAATGTATTGGAATGTAAGATTATTTACATCTCCAATTCCTAAAGTATCAGCTGTGGCGGTAGTACCAGCACTAGCACTAGTGCCACTAATTCCATATACATTAACCCCTGAGGCAGATATTGCTATAAAAAGTGTATTTAAAGCAGTTGATTGATATTGGGGAACAAAATTTATTTGTTTGCCAGAGGCTACCCCCGCGGAAGTAAAACGTAGCCCTAAAGTTTCAGTTGCAGATTGGGAAACATATATATTAAAAGGGGCATTACCATCAATTAAATAAGGATTAGTAGATGCTGTGTAAGTAACATTGTCTATTCCTACAAAACTAGGAATAAAATTAGCAGTATTTTCAGCATAAGAAGCGGTTACAGCATAAGATGCTGATGTGGCAGCAGAAGCAGTACCTGCAAAATTAGTAACCGTTAAGGTTTCAGTAACAGGATTAAATTTAGGACCAGTAGCAGCATAATATAAGGCTGAAGTTGAACCTGTTGATGCTAAATAAGGAATAGTAAATTGGTTATCTGATACTATGTTTTGGGGTCTAATTGTATTTGCTCTTATGGCATCTCCAAAATAACCTGAACCTGTAGTACCTGATGAAAGAATAAGCGAGCCTGAAATAGTTATATCATAAGCTGCTGTTCCTGTTAAAGCATTTATACTTTGTGTTATTTGAGCGGCTGTAATTACTTGCCCATCTACTATACCTGTTGTTGAAAGAGTTAGTGCCATTTGTAATAAATATTTATGATTTTGTTTTTTTTACCAAATCGTTTTAATACCCAACATCAAATTTTGAAGTTTCTAAATTTATTTTACTCATAATTTTAATTTACTAAATACTTGTAATGGTTTTATTGATTTTTGACAAACATGCTGTAATTCTGTTCCTTTATATACAGGGCACCAATCCCAATCTCCAGCATTAAATACATGTATTGGGTCATTCCAACAAAATATACAAACATTATCATTATAAATTCTAGTTATATTAGAAGTAAATTCATGACCAGGACGAGAAAAACCATTAATCATATAAGTATGATTTCCTAAAGCCCAGTTAAACCAAGATAATCCAGAACCTAATCCAATGAAAGCATCAGCATAATATAGATAATTAGCTACTTTATTTAAAGGTTCTCCAAATATATTTTTTGTGCCTTCTATTTTATAAGGTTTTTGGGTTAAAACTATTATTTCATATCCTAATTTTCTTATTAATTTAGACAATTCAACCCAATTTTTATAATCCCATTCTTTACAACCAGAGGTAGCATTAGGAGCAAATACAACATATTTTCCATCAATTGGTTTATTTAATTTTGGAAATGTTAAACCATAGTTTAATTCTTTAAATTCTAAACCTAAAATATCTGTTGCTGTTTGTTGTAATGGTATTAAATTCACTTGATTTGGACTCATATCAAATCTATCCCATCTTCCAGAATCTCCTTTTATCCATCCTATTCTATACACAACATAACATTCTGTGGAATCTCCAGGTTCTATAAACTCAATATCTTTATATGCTTCTAATCCTTTAAACCATTTATTATGAAAGGTTGACAATATAACTTTACAACCATGTTTTTTAGCAAATTCAACAGCATATGGAGTCCAGGCAATCGTATCGCCAATACTTTTTGATTCTAAACCAATTAATACACGTTTATTACGCAAATCAAATTCATTCACGATAACCCCATCAATTCTTATTTTCCATTTGGTATAATACCTTCTAGAACACGTAGTCCACATGTTATTAGTAATAGTATCATCATAAATTACATTATTATTTTCATCTAAAAATTCAATTTTATATTGTTTTACTTCATCTCCTATTACTTCAACTTTAGGACCATCAATATAATTAATTTTTATTTCATTTTTTTGAGGAACATAAGGATGTTTTTGATTAAACTCCAATATTGCTTTTAGGCCAATTTTACCTACTTGTTCCCAACTAAAATCTTTTCTAAGTTCATTAGATTCTTGTAAAGATTTTTCTTTAACTTGAGAATAAAATTCATAAGTAAATCTCATTTGTTGAGATAAATGTTCAAAGTCCGGTTCATAATAGTTACCTGGTAGATTACTCATTTTATATCTAGCGTATGAATTAACATCTGCGGGTTTTTCTCCGATTATATTTACAGGTATTCCTTTACCTTCAGCAAATTCTAATTGACCTGAGCAATTAGAGTAGATGGATGGTATTCCACAGGCCATTGCTTCAATTAGGGGTAAATTCCAACCTTCGGAACGAGCACAAGATACAAATACATGGCATGATTTTAATATTTTAATATAATCCTCTTTTGAAGGAAAATGAATAATTTTAACACGGGGGTCTAATAAATTATAATGAGCTAACCTTTCTTCTGTGGTTTCAAATCCATCCATATCTTTACCCCACATATTATCTATTGATACAATTAAATCAATAGGTTCGTCTTTATTAAATGTTTTAAGAAAAGTTTCAATAATTTCTTTTGTTGATTTTCTATAATCCCACCTACCGGCTAAAAAGAATTTAAATCTACCATCAGATGTTAAT